GATCATTTTTGACTTAACACCATACGACATTGATATGGTGTTGTAGTCAGTCGTTAGAAAATATTTGATTGCCTCCACTGCAATGTTGATCTGAGCTATCTCATTGGCCGGCGTTCCGATCTCGCCTCGCTCGAATTTCTTGATCAGGTTGATCGTATCGTTGAGAACGATTTGCCGGGCGTAGTCGGCTGCTATCAGGTCAATTGTGGGAACATACGGATTCAAACCTATCGCGATAATGGACGCCAGTTTGCACATTTTAAGATGCGCTCTGTTCCATAGGTCTTTAACTGTTGTATGCGCGTAGTCGTCATTGATTTGCTGTTGCACATACCTTTCAACGTCTCTCAACAACGTTCTAGCGTCATCTGTGAAATTTATGTGTATATGCTTATTGTCAAGATTTGCTTTATGACAATACTCAACGATATGGCAGATATCAGCTACTAGGCTAGGATCAGGATGGATTAGATGTGCATTCTCGTTTCTGTTTTGTCGTTTACCTTTATATTCGAACATTGTAAACCGAGGTAACAATCCCTCTTCAATCATACCTTCGTTTAATGCTTCGTACAGACGAGAGGGCACACCTTCGCCTAGAATGCTAAACGTAGGTGATTGGCAGTCTTCAATATCATTTTTCTTATCGGCTCTGATCATGTCTCGCAATGTGCGCATAGGGCCGGATTTATTGTAAAGGTCCAACATAAGCTTTCTGAGTTCGATCTTATGCGAGTTACCTTCTTTTAAACTCAACTGAATTATGGTTTTATCAACTTCGCCTAGAATTGATAGAAAAGACGGCTGCTCAACAAGTTTGCGCTGTAGCGCTTGACCGCTAGCAATTGTTGATGGGCCGAAATAATCGGTTATCATAGGCGTATGTTGTTTACACGCATAGATCAATTTATCTATACCGCTAGCCATCGCCTCTTTGCCCATTCCAGTGGGCATTAAGAGCAATATATATTGATTTAATCCTGTTCCGCTTACTGTGTAAGCTCGTTGTGTGAATGCTGTCATAAATGCGAATGACGCTGCAATGGCCGCTTCGGGAACAGGCAAAACAGCTTGATTGTAAATGAAATTCGCTATACGTCCGACTAATCCAGGACACACTTGTTCTAGATAGGCCGGATGTGTTCCGCCCATAACATATGTTGGACTTTTAGGATCAGTTAAACTTTGTAATGTTCTAAATGAATGCCGGCCTTCCTGCTTAGGCTCTTGTTTAGGCATAGTAGGCGCCGGCAATGATGATATATCAATGCCGTGAACGGTTGTTTGCTCGGGCTCTACTTTATTGTTGTGCCTAGCCTTGAGAACTGCGGTGTTGCAAGCTTCGGCTAATCCTTGAACGTCAACCGGCATAACTTGGTTGTCGAATGATTTGGTAATCATATCAGCAACGTATTTATTTCTATTAGCTTTATCTCGTTTACCTAAAGCTGAATTTCTGAATATACGCATAATTTGTATTCTGTTTTGCGTATAAAATGAAATGATATCAATTAGAGATAGATCAGCCTCAGATTGTGAGTTGTAATAATTTTGCCATTTGCCGTTATATAGATCGAGAAACTTTTGAGCGTTAGTCTCGACCTTGGAATCAGCGGCCGCTGCGATGATCTCGGTATCTGGTTTAGTTTCCGGCGCGTTAACGTTTTGCCCTGCATTGGTTTGGGCACCCATTTGTGACCAAATCCATTCGCATTGTTCTGAAATATCTCTGATAGGCATTGATCTATAAACATTGCCAGTCATAGTCATGAACCGGCCTGATGAATAAATTTCGACGTAGCTCTTCTTACGTCCTGACGGCACGCCGCCAATACCAATGATATGCAGACCCTTGCCGCTAGGAGATAGCTCCGAGTAGGTCTTGCATGCCTTATCTATTTGTATTTGAGTTGCTTGAAATTGTTTGTTAGAGCTTGCGTCATCTAGATCAATAAAAACATAAGGATCGTTATAGGTAAGAACAAATCCTAATCCATTATAAACATTATAATTAGTCTCTAGAAACGCAACGGCATCATCAAACGCTACCCACGTTTTAGGGTTGCTGACTGAGGCTTTCTTACCGCCTCCATTAACGATATAGGGAATTTTATCAGGTTTTAATCTGCCGGTATCTTCATATTTCCATACGATCCACTGTTTAAATAACCGCATTTCATGCGGTATATTGTTGTATGACATAGGGTAACTCTAAATGCGAGTTGTGTTGATTAGACTCTCGCTGGTTGCCCATAGATACAAAGTGCATATTTTAGAAAAGCCAGGCTCTTTAATTCTTCCCTGCCCGAACGAATTAAGCCAATGCCTATTCAAACTTGTCTTGATCGCAACGTCTTCGATCTTAACGTTTCTTGGACGTTCATTGAGCGCACGTTTGCAGTATTCAATAATGTCTTGGTCGTGTGGATCGCGCATGATAAAACCATTGTCGGACTATTGAGGCCGGGACGCTACGCATCTAGCGCGCGCCGATCAAGCAAAAATCGCGATTGACTGCTAATTTTTTATCAACTACGCATAGTGTATGGCCACATGGACGGCGGGGTGGATCGAGTATGTCGTTTAATGATCTCAAGACAGCGCCCAATCTAAAGACGCTGGACGATGCCGGACTGACGTTCGGCTGGTATAAAATCAAAGAACAGATGGACGGTCTCAAAGTTCAGGAAAAGACCTTTCGCAAAGAGATAACTAACCGCTATTTTCCAAAGCCCCGCGAGGGAACGAATCGCCATGCATTCGAGTATGGCTATGAAATCAAAATGCAATTGCCATGGAGCTATAAATTTATAGTTCCGAATAATTTCCCCAATATTCAGACTGCCGAGGGTGAGCGCGAGCCGACTGTCATTGATGCAGTTGAGGCCATGTGCATCGAACTCCGACAGGCTGCTAATCAGGCAGGTTTTATTATTGATCGTTTGATCAAATGGGAGCCAAAGGTCGCAGTAAACGAGTTTAAAGATCTTCCTGACAACCTTAAATCTATAGTATCTCGATACGTTGAGAGTAAGCCGGGATCACCACAAATCGAATTCATTCAACCAACCTCGGATGGAGAGAAATGATTATCGATCCTGACAATAACGTGCTCTCTATTCTTGAGTTCAATAATATTGAGCGGCATGTTTCGGAAGTTATCGCAGCCGGCAACGCTATTGATCGGAAGGACAGGATCAATATATTCGTCTGTGACGGCTGCAAAGGCCACGTGGTCACGCGCGATGTCGACCTAGGGTTCGCTCCGGCGTTTTCCCATTGCGGTAGCTGCACTACGCCAAAACAGGCAGTGCTAATGCGTACATGCGGCTACCCGATTATCGATCAGACAATGCGCGAGGATGCGCAGTGGCACCGTCCTAGCTATTCCGCCTATATTCGCATGCATCCGAAACAACGCGAATATATCAATCAGGGTGGATTAGTAATGCGTCCATATCAATCACCACTTACCGTAGTGAAGGGCTGATGGCAACTGTATCGATAAATATACAATCCTCTAGACAGGCTGCTCATATCCATGGGTGCAAGGTTCTGGTATATGGGGAGGCAGGATCGGGCAAAACGCGCCTATGCGCTAGCGCTCCTAATCCTTTCATTATCAGTGCTGAACATGGTCTGTTGTCTCTCAGGGATTTTGACATACCTACTGTTAAGGTGAATACGATTGCCGATTTGGCCAACGTGTTTATGTGGTTGACGCAGAGTAAAGAAGCAAAGAAATTCGACACGATATGTCTAGACAGCATGTCGGAGATTGCAGAGAAAGTCTTTAGCGAGGAAATGAAACGCACTGCCGATCCTCGGAAATTATATCCGAAGGTCCAGGAACAAGTTGTTTCGGCATTCCGCTCTTTTAGAGACATTTCAGGCAAACACATCGCGTTGTTAGCCAAGTGTGGGAATACTCAGGACGCAGCGGGAATTCGTAAATATCTTCCTGAATTTCCAGGGCAGAAGTTGGCTCAGGCTGCTCCGTATTTCACTGATGAAGTTTTCTATCTCCATACATTTGACGATATGAACAATGCCTATGGTATGGGACAGGGTTACAAATGGAGATTGCTTAGAACGCAACCTAGTATTGAATACACTGCCAAAGATCGCAGTGGCAGACTCAATGAGCTAGAGGATGCGGACCCTAAGACTGGTGGCGGCTTGGCAACAATTTTCAGAAAGATGATGTCCTAATGGCAGTAGCAACAATCGATAAAGGTGTGACCCCGAAGGGTTTTGGTCCGTCGACTCAGGCCAAACCTGATCCGCCTCTGACCAAACCAAAACGAACAACAACAAAAACGACAGAAACGTCCAAATCTTCAGTGACAACTGAAAATTTGAATACAGGGCTAACGCATAAGTTCATGCGTGAGTTTTGTTGCAATTATCTGAAAGACGCAAATAAGCTAATCTGGACGCTTATGTTTGTGCCTACGGATAAAGGCATGAAGGAATTCAATTGGAAGACTGTAACTTGCTCTCACAAGCTAATGACTTGGTTTGAAGCAAAACAGTTAACAATTGATACCAAACTTTCTCGATTCGGGACTGATTGGGCTGAATACGCTTCTCTATCTATCGTGAACATGGAGTTGAACGAAATGGGCGGTTTCAATATGACGTTCGATGCGTCTCAGTACGCACCGGATCAATCGCAAGGTGGGATTCATCCGCCTGGAGTGTTCCAGGCCACAATCTCAAACGCAGATGTCGAACAGAATTCGGCACAGACTGGATTCAATTTTGTTGTGACATTCACAACGAATGCTGGCGAAATCCGCAAGTATTATGTTGTCAGTCACGAAAAGCAGGACACTGCGAAGCGAGGATTGCAGCAACTCTCGGCATTGTGCGCTTGCATCGGTATTCAGCAACTGCCGATGCAAGACGGCGGCAAGATGCTGATTGGCCGTCAGATGCAGGTCGAAATTGGTCCGCAAAACAGTAAGGAAGGGCAGGAAAAAGGCTATACTGAAATCAAGACAGTTATGGATTTGCAAGGCAACGTTCCCGGTGCTAATCCGCGATCACAGCCGAACCCTACCCATATGGGCGGTGGAGGCTTCCAGCCGAACAATCAGAGCGGTGGAGGCTTCCAGCCGAACAATCAAGGTCAACCCCAGGGACAGGGCGGATTTCAACCCCAGGGACAAAATCAGAGCGGCGGCTTCCAGCCCCAGGGACAGAGCCAAGTCCAAGGTCAAAGCGGATTTCAGCAGCAACAGCCCCAGGGACAAAATCAGGGACAGAGCGGCGGGTTCAATCCTCAAGGTCAAGGTCAGGGCGGGTTTCAGCAGCAACAGCCGAATGTCAATCAGGGCAGTGGCTTCCAACCCCAGGGACAGGGCGGCTTTCCTCAGAATACCGGCGGTGCGCCGAACGGATTCCAACAGCAACAGCCCCAGGGACAAAATCAGAGCGGCGGCTTCCAGCCCCAGGGACAGAATTTTATTCAAGGGCAGAACAGTGAAGCCCCATCATGGATGAATAACCAAAGCTGATCTCTTCCATATCTAACTACTATAGGGCGCATAATTAGCGCCCTATTTTTTCTCTAAAGGTGCGATATGTTGAAGGAAGCCGGCGCAGCGATTGGCGCTCTCGTTGACTTGTCTTGTCAAGAGATATACCATAGTGATGCACCTAGACAACATCTAGGGGCGTCAATTATTGGTGAAGAATGCGCTAGAAAGATATGGTATTCATTTCGTTGGGCGACGCATGGTGTTTACACTGGTAAACAATATCGATTATTCAACACAGGTCATAAAGAAGAAATTAGATTTGTTGAGTGGTTTAGGTCTATTGGCTTTGAGGTATCAGAGCTAGATGAGTCCACATCTCAACAGCATAGAATTAGTGCAGTGGGTGGACATTTTGGCGGATCGCTTGATAGTAAAGCTTGCTATCGCGGCGGCTATGGTCCGAAAGAGTTGCAAGCTCTAATAAGTTTTCTTTTGAATGTTAATGTTCTTTTAGAATTCAAGACACACAATAAAGTTAACTTCGCCAAGCTAAAAAATCACGGCGTTATCTTGGCATTTCCTAAACATTACACGCAAATGTCCACATATGGAACATTCTATGGAATGCAATATTGCATATATGCCGGTTATTGTAAGGACGATGACAGTCTATATTTTGAAGTTGTAAAGCCCGATCATAATATTTGCAATGACATGTTGCGCAAAGCAGAGGAAGTCATAACGCAACAAACACCGCCAAGAAAAGCCGGATTAGACTCGTCATTTTGGATGTGCAAAAAATGCACATACGCAGAGATATGTCATAACAATCAACCAATGATGTTGAACTGCCGTAGCTGCCGACATGCGATTGCTCAGGACAACAAAGCTTGGTTTTGCAACCATTGGAAGGGTTTCATTCCAGAGGATCGGCAAATCGAAGGATGTCAAATGTGGGCACAACTGGATAACAAATAATGCGTCCTGATTGGTGGCAACTCTTAAGATGGTATCAGCAAAATGCGATACACGCTATTTATTCTTATTTTTCTTCCAATAATGGAAATCCTGTTATTGCTCTACCTACAGGGACGGGTAAAAGTCTCACTATCGCCGGTTTTATTCTTACTATTTTTACTCAATGGACTAATCAGCGCGTACTTATATTAACTCATAGAAAAGAATTGATCGGTCAAGACGCCGATGCTTTGTTATATCTATGGCGAGACGCGCCTATAGGTATATTTTCGGCTGGATTGAAACAGCGCATCCATTATATGCCGATTACGTTTGGAGGTATTAAGTCTGTCTACAATAACATAGAACTGTTTAAAGCTTATAATTTGATAATAGTTGATGAAGGGCATCTAATACCGCCTACTCAAACTGGTATGTATAACTCTGTTTTCAATAAAATGAGAGAATTGAACCCATCTGTTAAAATTATTGGTTTTACCGCAACGGCTTATCGTCAAGGTCAAGGCATGTTAACCGATCCGGTTAAAGATAAAGAAACCGGTGAAGAATACGTTCTGTTTACTGATATTATTTATGACATGACTGGTATTGAAGGATGGGAGCAACTTATTGCTCAAAAATATCTTTGCAAACCAATAACTAGACCTACTCAAACGCATTACGATATCAGTAATGTCAAAATCCAAGCTGGTGAGTTCAACCAAAAACAACTGAGTGAAGCCGTGGACAAAGAAAGCTTGAACAAGCAATGCGCACAAGAGATTTGCCATTATGGGCAAACACGTTGGGCGTGGCTCATTTTCGCTGTCGATATTGAGCACGCAGAGCACCTGACCGCTGAACTACAGCAGCAAGGTGTGGCGTGTGAGTGCGTCCATTCGAAAAAGACAGCCAAAGAAAACGATAGCGTTATAGCTGCGTTTAAAAGGGGCGAGCTAAGAGCCATTGTCAATGCTGACAAGCTGACCACTGGATTCGATCATCCCCCCATCGATCTCATTGCTATTGTGCGACATACTCAATCGACATCATTGCATGTTCAGATGATTGGACGAGGAACACGGCCATATGATTTTACTAACGAGAGGCAATATATTCCAGGCTATGATTTTATTAAGTCTGAATGTCTTATTTTGGATTTTGCTGCCAATATTGAACGACTAGGGCCGGTTAACGATCCCTGCATTCCTAAACGTCCTAGTGGCACCAAAGGCGAGATGCCTGTTAAAATATGCCCACAATGCGGCATTTATAATTTTGCAGCAGCCCGAGTTTGTGAGGGATGTGGATATGAATTTCCGTTTAACAATTATATTGAAAACACACATGACCTTAATGCGATAGTTTATCAGGAAGAAAAGCTTGTGGAGATTAAGCGTTTCCCTGTTATTAAGGCAGTATATAAATCTTATAAAAATAAACACGTTGCGGACTCTAAACCTCAACTATGGTGCAGTTATTTTGTTGATGGGGACTCGCGAATGATACGCGAGATTGTTCTATTCGAACATACGGGTTTCGCTAGATCAAGGGCAGAACGATGGTTTCAGCAAAGGCTGGCCGGCGAAGTCCCGGCAACCGTAGAGCAAGCACTTTCCTATTCACACCTATATCGAACACCCCGCTTTATTACAGTGCGTCTAGACAGGGAATATCCAGAAGTTCAATTGGCGGAGTTTTAGCTATGTCTGACACTATCAGAAAGCATATAAATGATGCGATCTGTAATAGAAATTACAATAGACAGGTGTTTATTGAACGACTGGGTAAGGAAATAGCAGAAAATCTGCTAGAGTGCGGCTTGGTGAGAACATGCTGTAATTGCGACTCGTTTGACGACAAGCGAGAGGTTTGCACATACAATAATGCTAATATTCGGCCACCTGCCAAAATCATAGCAACGGGATGCGAGAAACATAACGATCTTATACCGTTCTAGGAAACATCATGGCAAAGAAACCTAAGTCGTCCGGTAAGGCAGCGGAAAGGTTAATAAATGCTCTAGCTCTTATTAGCCATGCTCAGGGTAAGGGCTATAATGTCTATGAGACGCATTGCCGAATAGCTAATGGTTGGATTAGCGCAACTGACGGTAAGTTGTCCATTGGGATTCCTATTGTTGAAGATTTTACGATATGTCCTAACACTGAATCGTTTATTAAGGCTCTTGAAAAGACAGGCAGTGAGGTTCTTTATACAGTCGTTAGTGAGGATCAATTATGCATTAGATCAGGTCGATTTACGGTTTATGTTGATTGTGTCAGACCGGAATATTTAATCGAACTTCAACCAGACCAACCCTGTGCTCTGATCAACAATGATTTGCTTAGCGCAATGGTCACTTGTGCGACCGTGGCTGACGAGAAGTCGGATGCGCCGACATTTCAAGGCGTGTGGTTATGCGGCCATAGCGTCGCTGCTTCTGACCGTCATAGCATGTTTGAAGTCTGGCACGGAATACATCTGCCGCACGGAATGATCATTCCTAAATCTGCAATTAAAGCGTTAGCTGCGCATACCAGTAAATTGGAAAAATTTGGATTTAGTGACACATCTGCAACGTTTTGGTTTGAAGATGGGACGTTCGTAAAGAGTGCTCTACTAGAAGGAAAGATACCGAACTATGATCCTATATTCAGAATGTCGACTACTCAATTACCTGTACCAGAAGGCTTTTTCGATGGTTTACGTTCTATATTGGCCTTTGCTTCTGACAACACTATAGGGTTTGATGCTGATTGTTTGATAACACATCACGGAAATAAAGGCGCTCGATTTGATGTGTTGGGATTGCGAGAAGGGTCTGTTTATAACGGTGAACGGCTATTAGCTCTTGAGAAATACGCCAAAACAGTGGATTTCTATACAGAACGTGGAGCTATGTTTATGGGCGATAAGATGCGCGGTCTTGTCGTTAGGCGCACAACATGATCACATTCAATGACGACGAGTTAGACGATTTTCAGCCGAAAGGCGTAAAGGTTCCTCTAAAACCCTACGTCGCTCCCGCCCCATCTGATTATCAGTTGATAACTGACGACGAACTCAGGTCAAATGTGGGCAAGGTTATGGTGTTTGACGTTGAAAGCTATCCTAACTTTTGGATGGTAGCGTTTAAGCTTGTCGGCACTAATAAGGTTCTTATTTTTACTTTACGTGATGGCGAACGATTTGATAATTTTAAGTTATCATGGGTTTTACATAACTATACATGCGTTGGATTTAATTGTAATAAATATGACATACCTATGATATGGCTTGCTTATTTTAGACCATTGGTTAAATATTTGAACCAAGCTAGCACTAGCATCATCCAATCTGATATGCGTTGTTATCAAACCGAACGAGAGTTTAAGTTTCAGTGCTATAAGACAAAGGTTATTGATTTAATTGAAGTTTGCCCGGTGACAGGCTCATTGAAAACATATGGTGCAAGATTGCATTCTAGCAGAATTCAAGATTTGCCGTTTGATCCTTGGATCAACTTGACTCTAGAACAACAAAATATTGTGATGAACTATTGTATTAACGATCTAGACGTTACAGAACTTATCTTTGTCAATTTAAAAGAAGAATTGGAATTGCGAGATACGCTTACTAAAGAATACAACGTTGATCTTATGTCTAAATCTGACGCTCAAATTGCAGAATACGTTATAGCTGCTGAAATTGAGCGTTTAACCGGCGTCGCACCTAGAAAGCCTAAGATTGTTAAAGATCAGGTTGACCAATATAAAGTGCCGGGATGGATGCGTTTTCAAACACCACAAATGCAAAATGTTCTAGAGGTTGTCCGCAATGCTTACTATGGAGTAATGGACAACGGTAAGGTTTTAATCCCGCAAGAAATTAAAGATTTAAATATTGTAATAGGCAACTCAACATATCGAATGGGTAACGGTGGACTACATTCTAGTGAAAAGAAGATCACCCATAAGATTGATGACGAAACTTTAATACTCGATAGGGACGTGGTGTCTTACTATCCTTATATCGTAATCAATCAAGGTCTAATGCCGGAACATTTAGGCAAAGTCTTTCTGCAAGTCTATAAATCGATTGTTGACCGACGTATTAAAGCCAAAAAAGCAAAGCTAAAGGCCATTGCTCAAGCTCTGAAAATTACTGTAAACGGTGCGTTCGGTAAGCTTGGCTCCCCATGGTCAATATTGTACGCACCTGATTTGATGATACAGGTGACAGTCTCAGGGCAGCTTTGTTTGCTAATGCTTATTGAAATGATGGAATTGGCCGGCATTGAAGTCATCTCGGCCAATACGGACGGAATTGTCATGCGGGTTCCGAAACAGCTTCATAATGTTTATTTCAATGTAGTCGCAGAGTGGGAACGCATCACCGGATTTGTCACTGAGGAAACGACGTACACGTCTGTTCATAGCAGAGACGTTAATGCGTATCTAGCTGTAAAACCCCAAGATAAAAATGGCGTGATTGAAGTTAAAGGCAAAAACATTTTCTTTAATCCTTGGGATGCAGGATCGGACTATTCGATTTTTAGATTTCATAAAAACCCTATGGCGACTGTTTGCATTACCGCTTGCGAACTAAAGATAACGAGAGGCGTTCCTATTGAACAAACCATTCAAGAATGTAAAGATATACGCAAGTTTATTTTAGTCAAGAATGTTAGAGGCGGTGCCCACAAAGATAATTTCTATTTAGGAAAAGTTGTTCGCTTCTACTATGCAATTGGCGTGTACGGTAATATAAATTATG